AATTGCCGAGATGTGTAAACGTGTTCGCGGATCATTTTACTCTTCTCTCTATCCATTCGTAGCACGCCACCCTCCAATCTGAAGCTTCGATCTCTTCGGCTCTAACCAACGCTTCGGTAAATTGTTTCTGCTTGAACAGACCGTGTGCCTGGATGGCCTTGGTCAACGTATTATAGAACCAAGGATTACGATACTCCGTGAATTCCAGATCTCCTGCTTCCATGTTGTCCATGAACATTCTAATATCTTGGTCGATTTCACCCGGCTCTAAGAACATGGCCAATGGTGACACCCGATCATACCGGTCATCGTAGAATTTGTGAATGACCAGTTTGTCACTTTCGCCCGCTCGCATGAATGGATACTGCTCCAGATAGATGTGAGCGTTATTACTGATCTGATACATGGTGCCGATTTCTGCATCTATCCTGGCTGCAATATATTCCTGGAGCACGCTGAAGTGGACTGCATTGGCACCATGACAGCCCCAGATCATATCGTTGCTACGGCAACAGACTGTGATATCCAGCGCATGATTATTCAGTCGCAGGAATACGTGAGTATTGCAGGGCCGCGTTTTCCATTTTCCTTGCAGATCGTCGTAACCCATTGCGTCCCACATCTGAATCACGCATTGTCTCTCGAGTGGATTGATCAACAGCCTCTGCACCACTGCATCGAGTTGATCAAATCCAAATGCATGTCGCCATCGCCATCCATACGCGTCATGGATAAGGCCATCCTCTTCGCCGTACCGACCACTGAAATTCTTAATGAAGCGGTCGAGCATGAAGCCGTTGTTCTCGCCGGCCAGCATCCAGATCGCTTCGAACAAGTGGAAAAATGGATTGGCGTCACGGGCCGCAGAAAACAATACTCGTTCGCGCGGCAATTGAGTTTCGGTAATCATTGGCTCTTGTGCAACGATGACTTCGCCACCATTGCTCGGTTCGTTTCTGCCGTTCTTCTTGAGGTACTCCATGGTCAACGGCAACGCGACACAGACATTACGGGCACGAACGATCTTCATTTGCTTCCTCTCCAGTGTTTTAGAATTCCCCGTGTGCAGTCCAGCTTACCGAACCGGGCATTACACGGGATCCAGCCTTCGCTTCGATGGGCGTCCCTAGGACTTAAAACAGAACCAGAGCCACCACAACGCGGACAGCCATCTCCTTCCTTGTGAGTTACAGTTTCAGTATGAGCTATCGGTTTCGGTTTCTTATCTTTTATCGATCTGGGAATAAGCATTACCGAGGACTCCCTAACCATTGTTGGATCTGAGGACACGCTTCTGCACGGCTAACGGTAGCACATAAAATGCCCGCGTGCTGCAATTGTTTTTGCTGACGCGCACATTTGTTGTAGATCGCGGTGATGGTCCCGGTCTTGATCGAGTGTCCCCTTTCCTGCACTGCTCTAATGCATGCATCGAGTGGATGGTTCAAGAACAAGACGCGAATATCAAGTTGCGCCTTGTGCATCATCATGAGTCGATCAGTGCCATCGGCCATGTTCTGTCCTTCGTACAGCACGTCGGCGCCAAACTCGTGGACAATCAAGATCAATCCGTAGACCATGTCCAGATCTTTAATGGTGTCGATGCCACCATTGTTGATTTCGTAATGGCCGGGAATGAACAAGCGACGTTCGCCGAGTTCGCAGATATATCCGGCGGGCTTCAACCGCCGAGGAAACATGATTGCGCGAACAGTAGGATATCCTCCCATGATACTCCTGACGATAGTGGACTTACCTGCACCGTTAGTCCCTCTCAAGCTGATGATCACACTTTTTCCTTCCATGGAATCCTGATGACTTCTGCACGGGCTCCCGTCTTCAACGCTACTTTGATATCAGCCGCGGTCTGCTCATCCGGCCGATGCAGCTTGCCCTTGCCCATTAGATCTGGAAGAAGACCAACGCGATACGATCTATGATTGCATCCAGTGCAGGGAGTGAACTCACGCTTTCCCTTGATCAGCATTTCACGCGCGGCACCCATCGCGTTGCTCTGCCAGATCGAGTCCATGCTTTGCTCGTTCACGTTCCCGCAATTATACGGGCTGTCCCACGAATTGCAGCACAGCGGCACGTTGCCGTCCCAGTGGACCACGAATTGCCGGAACGGATGGTGGCACCGCTTCCCGTTCATGCTGTCATCCGGTGCCGCACCGAGTCCAGCGTAGTTGAAGAGCTTGCCGTGGTTCCCTACTTTCTTGTCGGCATCCTGTGCAGATATATCTCTTATCTGTACCAGTGTCTTGGTCCCTCGTGGTCGGCGGACGTGGGGATTTCCTTTCAGGTTCTCGGGATACTTGTAGAACGTGAAGCCGAGCGGATGCAGCTCACCGGATACGAGTGGCGAATTGTTGCCGAATGCGTCTAGTGTCTTGGATACGAATTTCACATTTTCGTAATCGTCTAGTCCCAGCACACTGAGTCCGGCTTCAAACAGACCAAGGACATTGGCCACCGGGCCGGGCTTGCGAAGTAGACCACCGGCATTAGTCAGCATCGTAATGTGCGCACGAGGAAGATGCTGTCGTACGATTTCAACCATTCGCGTATAGTTTGGATGCATCGTGGGCTCGCCTCGCATGGCGAACCCGACTCGGCAGTTCCATCCCATCTCGGCAATCTGCTTCATGACGGTGGTGATGGTTTTCTCTTCCATGAATTTGTAGCCGTGTCCCGGTCTGTCCTGGATTGCAGGCATGGCACAGAACGGACAGTGCACATTGCATCGTTGTGTGAGCTCGAGCGTGACATTGAACGGTGGCTCTTGTGTGCGATATTTCCTACGTGTCATTTAGTTTGCTCCATGCTTGTTTGAGCTGATCGGGTAAAAATGCTCGCTCCTCCATGGCATGTTCGTACCATGCTTCCTTCTGCTCGTTGCCAATGACTTCGCGGGCTTCCAGTTTTCTTGCGACTGCACTGGCACCGGTTACAGTGTAGCGATCGATGTCTTTGTATCCGGCCTTGCGCAAGGTGTATCCTGCTTCTTGCTGAAACACCATAGGCAAGCCCGCACTCAGCATTTCGTAGAACCTGTTAGGTGGCGAATGGAATTCTGAGTGCGACTTGCGATCCTCCAGGTACAGTCCCATTCCGAAGTAGCTCAGCCAGTCGATCAGGTCTTCGGGCGGGCCGCAATGCGTGATTTTCGGGTCCTGATAGTTTTTCTTGAATTCCTTGGACGGACTCGAGATCACGACTTCATATTTTGGTACGTCAAAGAAAGTGTTGAAGTACCGTGTGCGGCCCTGACGATAGCTGCCATAGTACACCAACTGATCATTCTTCAGGGGAACGTTCTTCATCTCCTGCATCGACAGGCAGTTCCAGTTGACATAGTGACTGTACGGTGTCTCCTTGCTTTCATTTTCGCAGGTCGTCCAGTAATCCAGGTGCGACATACCACACATCCGCCGTTCGACGAATGCCCTGCGGAATGGTGATGTCGCGTTCCCGTCATTGATCGGTGGGACTATGCTGTAGTCCTGCTGGATCCAAACAATCCGCTTGGCTCTCTGGATCGCGTAGGACAACGGCTGAAGATGCTTGCAGAAAGCATAAGCACCGTTGACGATGAGGAGATTGTTGAGTTCCAATTCCTCACCGATGCTGTCGTCCCAGATCAACGGGATTTGAAGTTGGTCGCGCACGAAGCGCGCGACCTTTGTGCTGGCCACCATCGACGTCTCGGTGGCCGGGATGAAGGAGAAGATTACGTTCTTCATACTTAGTCCTCTTACTTTTTCACAAGCTTGAGTGGAGGCTCGATATCTGGCAGACCCAATTTCAAAGCACTCACGATCACTTTTTGATTTTCTGCAAGATCACTGACTTGATCACCAATAGCCCTCACCGAACCACTGAGATTGGTGATCGTTCTTTGAAAGCCCTCGATTATCTTGACAAAATTTTCTCTTTCTTCAAGAAGAGCTTCGTAGTCTCGCAACAGTGCATCTTGCTGGGCCTTATGAACATCGAGTCTGCTAGCACCATCAGCCATTTGATGCGAATTACCAAAACGCTGACCACGTCTATTGAGAAACCATTGGTCTCTGTCGCTACGTTTTTTAGCGAGTTCCTTGGGGGTCGAAGGTGTCTCTATGTGTGTGACCCCATTCTTTGACCTAAGCCAGAACGTTCCCGGCTTACCGATCAATGGATTTTCCTTGAGGTTGATTTCTCTTCTAATCACAACCAGTTTCTTGTCCGCAAGATACGAGTTGCTCGCATCGACTTGGAAGGTGGCAATCAAATCTTCCCTTGTGATGGTAGCACCAATCGTCGGAGCATACTTAGCTACGAAGATAGCGTGATAGTCAGGCTTATTAGTCATAGCTCAAGTTCCTTATCCGAGGCGATTGATGTTTTCTAACCATGCGATCTTTGCCTCGACACGAGATCGCAAGTTCGTTAAACAGGTCATGATCCTTTTCTTGGCTTGCACTCCTCCAGTCGCGCTGCCATAGTCGAAGTCATTCAGGAGTTTATCTACATCACCATTCGGCGACATGAAGTCACTCAGGATTGCGCAGATCTCCCGTTCCATTCTTCCATGATCCACGTTTTTCTTTTTACTGGCACGGGCCGCACGCTTGTTGGTTTTTTGCGTGGGCCTCGGTGTCGTCTTCTTATGATCACGAGCTTCTTCTTTAGCTTTACGCTGAGTCAACTTAGGAGTCTTGGCAAGAATTTGTGATCTCTTATTTGCAGGCAACGAATTGAGAGGATAAGCTGTCCAAAATGAAATTTGCGGTCGACCGCAAACTTTACCGTCTTTGATGCACCACACCTCAAAGGTCTTGCGACAATGAAGTAGTGTTGTATAATCTTTTCCAATATCTTCCGCATATTGCTTACAGCCTTTTTCACCACGAGCCATTTTTTCAGTCACCTCATAAGCATATTCTCCCAACAGCCAATTGGCATTTTCTTCATCTGCGACCACCTGAATTCCTTTCTTCACCAGTTCTTTATATCTAGCATCCGCAGATGAATGATTATTTTTCATCTGCTCGCGGATCTTTTCACCCATCGTCTTGGCATTAGCTCGGTCGCCAGCCTGAGCGCGCTTGTCATTGGCGATGGCGTCAACCTTCGCCAATTTAGCGCGGAGTTTATTTTGATCAAGCACGGTCTTTCTCCATTTTCTTCCATGGTCTGGCGTGTTTCTTGCTGATTCCAGTCGCCTCAAGAGCACTCGTGTGATTGCACTTATCACAACGAATAATCGTGAGACCATCAACTTGATAATCACTCTGATCCATCATGGTCCAATCGCCATGAGTCTTGTAGCAATATTTACAATAACCTCGAACTCGTTCCATCATGGCTTCACCGGATACTTGAATGCGAGGTCGTACGTCGCGATGTAGGCATCGATGATTGTGTGCAGCTTGCGCCGCTGTCCATCACTCAAATCACCATACGATGTGTCGTGCCGATCCAGGCTCTCCAAGAAAGCTCTGACTCCTTCCGCAGATTCAGTCATAAGCTTTCTAGGATCTGTGAAATTCCAAC